TGGACAAAACGGCGGTGCTGGAACCGCTGGAGTTGTGTACATTCTTAATCCAAACTAATATTTAGTTGAAAGGTAAATAATGAGTAATTTTGCAATTATTGAAGACGGAATTGTTATCAATGCAATTTTCGCAGAAACAAAATCATATGGTGAAGAAGCCACTGGCAAAATCGCTGTCGAGTACGGTGATGAAGAATACGTAGTCATTGGAAGCACTTGGGATGGCAAGTCTTTTACGCCTCCAGTAACCCTTACACCAGAAGAATAATAATGTGCTAGGCTAAAAGCCTAACAAAGGACACTTATATGGCGCAAATTACGTTTACCAATACATTTGGTGTTGCTCTTGATGGAAGAGAACCTCAACCAGCATCTAAAACTATACCTGAATGGTATAAAAAAACTTCATCTTATATGGGAAATGAAAAGAAACCAAATGGTCAAGGACACACTAACGCAACTATAAAACGTTGCATGCCAGTATTTGATGCTTTAACTTCTGGTTATATTATCCCTACTTATGTAGATCTTTATTTATCTAAATTAGAAGACGGCAGTATAAAAATTGAAACTCCCAGTCTAGATGTTTTGGGGTTTCATCCTGTAGAGCAAGCACCACATCTTCCAGGTAAAACAGACAAAACTGTTCAATACCCAAAATGGATCAATCCTTGGGGAATTGCTACTCCTAAAGGGTACTCTTGCCTATTTGTTGCTCCTTTACACCACCCTAATGAGTTTTTTAAAGTGTTACCTGGGGTTGTAGACACTGATAGTTACACTGCTCCAGTTAATTTTCCTTTTATGTTTAACGATCCTGAATTTACAGGCCTTATTCCCGCAGGAACACCTATGGTTCAAGTAATTCCTTTTAAAAGAGAAACTTGGAGAATGAAAATAGGCGGAGAAAAAGAACTCAAAAAACTTAATTCTGTTACTCAAAATTTACGTTCTGTATTTTTTGATTCCTATAAAAACAAATACCGTCAACCAAAGGAGTACAAGTAATGCCAACAAAAAAAGATACTCTTACCATTGCATGGTGCGATAACGGCGTAACAGACGGAAAATTTACTCAAGGACTTTTGTACACAACTTTAGAGGCTCCTAAACTGGGAATCAACATCACTAATGCTGTACGTGTACACGGTAACCAAATTGGTCGCCAGCGTCAGGTTCTTATTGACGGTTGGTATGACCAACTTAAGACGGACTGGATCCTTTGGGTTGATTCTGACATTGTTCTTACTGCTGATGTTTTGAAGACTCTATGGGAGGCAGCAAACCCCGTCATTCGTCCAATCGTATCTGGAATTTATTTTGTATCTAAGCAAGATGAAGGAACTCTCAAGAACCCACTTCCTGTTATCTTCAATGATATTGATGAGTTTACTATTCAACACATTCATCCTCTTCCAGAGAATCAACTTATCCAAGTGGACTGTGCTGGATTTGGGTTGGTTTTAATGCACCGATCTGTTGTAGAGAATATGCGGGAGAAGTTCCCTAACCAGTCTTTGTTTGCTGAACAAGAAGGACTGGGAAGAGAATATGTAAGCGAAGACATTGTGTTCTTTCGTAAGGCTAAGGCTGCTGGAGTTCCCGTACACGCACACACGGGAGCCCTCGTCAAGCATATGAAGCGCTTTGACTTTGATATTGAGTACTACAACCTCTTCTGGTCTAACTACAAGGAAGAATAGCCCTCCTTTTCAGTAACTGTGCGGGACAATTCCCGTATGCGTGGATCAAAAGTACAGGGACGATTTAAGATCGACTTTGAGCACCTCTCCATCAATGAGGGCATTGTCGATGAACTTCGTGACCCAGTAGGCTCTATTGTTAACTGGTATTTATGGGATGCCCAGTTCTTTGCTGACCACCCAGAGGAAGTTGTAGACGACATCTACGATGTTTCTTCTCAGATCACGAACTATGGTCGCCGTTGGAAGGCTCCTTTTGAGGTTCCCGTCATTATGGCCCAACAACTTCGTGGTACTAACGTGATGAACGAACGAGGCTTCTACACCGTAGATACCTTGCGCCTCGTCATTGCCGTAGAAGATGTCACACGCCTCCTACCAGCCCTTCTAGGTAGCCCTAACGTCCATATTAAGGACCGCATCGTATTCCAGGGCGAAGTATTTGTTCCTACCCGTGTGCTCCCTCGTGGACGGTATGCCAACAACTATTCAGTCGTCACACTTGACTGCAACCAACTTAATTCAGAAGAGTTGGTCAACGACCCTCAGTTCCAGGCTTATGTGGATACGGCTACTCCACCACAGGGAAGTATCAGCCCTGGAGGAATTGGCAATTCAGTCGATGGAGGATCGCCAACTACAGTAACCTTTGATTCCATGCTCAACTCTGGGCAGATCTAAGAGAGGATGACTATGACTGACGACGTAACCATTCCTGAGTTCGATGAAGATGGTTTTGAAACAGAAGAATTTGATGATGAAGAATTTGAAGATGATGACTTTGAGGACGAAGACTTCGAAGAAGACGCTGAATAAGAAAGGGTAACAATGGCTGCAAAGAAGGCTGTATCTAAAGGCAAAGTAGAGAAAGTAATGAAGGAGTACAAAGAAGGCAAACTTCATTCTGGATCTAAGACTGGACCAACAGTAAAGTCTAAAAAGCAAGCAGTCGCTATCGCCCTATCTGAAGCACGTAAGGCAAAGAAAAAGAAGTAATGGCATTTACTAAGTTAAAGCCAGCACCAGTTCCGTATCCCAACGGAGGAGGACTAGCAGCAATGAACAAGCGTCAATCTACGGCACAAAAATTGGAAGTAGAGGCACTGCAAAAGCAGCACGAGGCAGAATTGGCTCGTCTAAAAGAAAAGCATGTTGCTGAAAACAAACCAACAATGCCTAAACCAGGTAAGGCGGCTAAAAAATAATGGCAAAAAAGATTAAGGCTGCTGGAGAAATCCATACTATTAAGAAAAACAAAAAGGGCGACATCATTGTTGATCATCCTGGTAACAAAGGACCTTGGGACAAGATCAACCTCACCAAAAAGGCTGGAGCAAAGAACATCCAACAGGGTGTGAAGGCAGTCCAGAAATACCACAGAACAACAGGTAAGTAAATGGCTAAAACAGAAGCGTGGACACGCAAAGAAGGCAAGAACGCTAAAGGTGGCCTCAACGAAAAAGGACGTAAGTCTTACGAAAAGGCACACCCTGGTTCTGACCTCAAGGCTCCTAGCAAGGATCCAAAGAACAAACGCCACAAAGCATTCTGCAAGCGTATGCAAGGCATGAAGGCTAAGAACACCTCAGCCAAGACTGCTAAAGATCCAAATAGCCGTATCAACAAGTCGTTAAGGGCGTGGGATTGTGGCTGCTAAGAAATCAGATCCGTGCTGGGACGGTTACACTCAGGTAGGTATGAAAATGAAGAATGGGAAGAAAGTTCCCAACTGCGTTCCTGCTAAGGGCGTAGCCAAATCTAAGCCAAAAAAGAAAGCGAGCAAGTAAATGTGCAAATCATGTGGATGTGGATGCTCTAAGCCAAATTGCAAGGGTGCTTGCAAGAAGAAAAAAGGCGGTAAGAAGTAATGCCTAAATCCCTTACCCCAAAGCAAAAGAAGATTGCCGCAGTTGCTGGCGATAAGAACAAGATTACTGGTACAGACTTTAAGGCTCTCAAGGCTAAGAAGGCTGCAGAAGTAGCCAAGCAAGTACACCGAAAGAAGGCAAAGTAATGTCAAAGTACACCAAGAAGTCTGACAAAGAGCAGGACGCTAAGACCATCAAAGGCTTAGATAAGGACGAAAAGGCTAAGTTCGAAAAGATGGACAAGAAGCACAAGAAGCCAAAGTCCCAAGAAGAAGACAAGAAGATGGATGAAAAGATAGTCAAGAAGATTAAGGCTTCCGATAAGAAGGAAGACAAGAAAGAGAAGAAAAAGAAGTAAAAGTTTAGCCCCTGTAAAAAGGGGCTTTCTTATACCCTTTTTAGATGGGTAAATGGATTCACAGACTATCTAACATAGACACCACTACTAGAACAGCAGATTGTTCTTACTGTGGAGTTGTTCCTTTAATATCTGCAGGAAAAAATTCACTTGGGCAAGTTAACTGGAGATGTCAGCCTGCAAAGCATAGAGAGAAAAGATTAAAATTAAGACCTTGGATTGCATACAAGCAAAATCAGTGTGCCAGATGCGGGTTTGTACCTGAGCACCCATGTCAGTTAGATGTTGACCACATTGACGGTAATAACGCCAATAATGACCCCAGTAATTACCAAACCTTGTGTGCTAACTGCCATAGGTTAAAGACACACAAGAATAAGGATTGGGAAACTAAAGTTATGTTAGTTAATCCTTCAAAAACTCAATAAGTTCTTTATCCTTGTCAGTAACGGTCAACCGCTGCGGTTGCCGTATACAGTGCCCACTGGTTGCGATAAAGGGGTTTATGATGGCTTGGAAGCCTTGGTACGAACGTGCTGCTGAAATGAACGGTAAAGAAGCAGAAGAGTTCATGAAGGGTGTCTTTGGGTTTCGCCCACGAGACAAACGACCAATTGTCGCAGGTTTAGTCGCTGGTTATGTTGGTGGCAAAATTGTTGCAAAGGCTGTAAAGAAGAAGTGAAACAAGCCCACATACACTCCGCTGTAAAGCAAGCCAGCCACGATACATCTCGTTTTATGTCTGCACACTTACGTGCAGAAGCCCGCAATAGCGGATGGCCTGAGCACATTGCTCGCACAATGCACGTCTCCTATGGAGACAAAGGCTTTACTACCCACGTTCACCCTGAGCACCGTGCTGCTGTTCTTGATCTAGAGTATGGCACTCCAAGTATGCAACCTACTGCGGCTATTCGTCGCTTTGGCAATCGCACTCGTGAGGCTGAACGTTTCTTTACTAAGCGCCTTGGTCAATATATGGGGAGCCTCAAATGACCTTTTTACTTTCTGAAGACGAGGCTCTTCGTAACCTTCTCAAGGATATGGTGGTTACTGATCAAAAATCAAATGCAACTGGTGTTGCCACTCGTGCAGTCAAAGTGTACTTTGGTCAACCTGATCAAGAACTTCGTGATCAGACTTACCCATACATCACCATCGATATGATTGACATATCTGAAGACACCATGCGTGCAATGCGTGGAAAAGTTGCTCCGTCATACATCTCTGACCCTTCAAACATGACACCTTCATTAGACTTTGATCCAACAGTTCATGGATGGGAAATTGATTACCCTATTCCAGTAAACATCGATTATCAGGTAACAACGTATGCTCGTCAACCACGACAGGATCGTGAGATTTTGGCACAGTTGCTATACACCAAGATTCCGTTACGGTTTGCCGTATTGGAAACCAACGACAACACAGTGCGTCGTTTGGACGTTCTTGATATCTCCAAAAGAGACGTTACAGAACAAGGAAAGCGTTTATTCGTAAACGCTTTAACGGTGCGTGTCTCATCCGAGATCGCTCCTTCCACATTCCACGTAATGTACAAAGCGTTGCAAGTATCCGTTACAGGAACAAATGGTGGTTTAGTCCGAGGAAGAACTAACCCAACATTTACTCCTATCGATTCGTTCACTCATACGGCACAATAAGGAACCTACCCAAAACTAGTTAGGAGAAATCATGGCCTATGGTCGTCCAGGCGTCTACATCAGTGAGCGTCTATTAACTGCACCGATTGCTGCTGGTAATAATGCCGCTGCTGCTGGTGCTGTTGTTGCGCCGTTTGCACACGGTCCAGAGATCGTAACAAAGGTTAACTCATGGTATGAGTTTACCCAAGCATTTGGTGGCTACAACGCCGCATTCCCAGCCACTTTTCAAGTTGGCGCATTCTTTACAAACGGAGGACGTGAACTTTATGTAAAGCGTCTTCTACACACAGATGCTGATAAGGCTTCTGTAAACATTGTTACATCAGGAGATGCAACTGTTGCTACTGTTACTGCAAAAAATGCAGGAGCAGATGGTAACAACCTTCGTGCTGTTCTTACAGCAGGGTCTGTTTCTTCTACCTACACACTTTCCGTGTACAAAGAAGCAGGCGTTGCAGACACTATCGTAAACCACCGTGTAACCGCTGGTGGATCTGATGACATCCTTGTAGAGCGCTATGAAAACGTTGTGTTTAATGACCCAACATCAAGCGACTTTGCAGAAACAGTAATCAATATTGTTTCTCCAAATATTATCATTAGCGACAGTGCTTCTGGAACACCTGTTTCAGCAAACTATCCACTTAGTAGTGGTTCTGATGGAACTACTCCAGTAGCCGCTGATTACACCTCATATAAGGGTGGATCTTCAGTATTTGCTGAATTTGCAACAGTAAACCGTCCATTGGTGTTTTTCTTGCCAGCAGTTCATGCTCTTGGTTCAGATATCGTGTCAGTTATTGATGCTGCATCTTCATGGGGAACTAATAACGGTGGCTTTGTTGTTGTAGACACACCAGCAAATCAAACAGTGGCTCAAGCAATATCTTTTGCTGGGTCACTTACAGATACCAGCAACGCTGCTGTTTACCATCCAAGTATCTACATTGCTGATCCAGTCGGTCGTAGTTCCACTTCCCTTCGCAAGATTGGCCCATCAGGTTCAGTTGCAGGTCTTTACCTTGCAAATGACTCTCGTATTGGCTCTGGCGTATGGAAGGCTCCAGCAGGATTAAACTCTCCTGTTGTAGGAGTAGTTGCAACAGAAACAGCGTTTACATCTGACGATCTTGATTCTATGAACTCAAGCACATCTCCTGTAAATCCAATTCGTCAAGTACCTGGTGCTGGTGTCGTTGTAATGGGCGCCCGTACATTGCTACAAGATGGAACAGCAAACAAGTATGTCAACATGCGTCGTTCTTTGATTTATATCAAGCAACGCTTAAAGGACATCACAGAGTTTGCAATCTTTGAGAATAATGATGAACGTCTTTGGGATCGTCTCAACGCCGTCATCTCAACATTCTTGAATGATTATCGTAACCAAGGTGGTCTTCGTGGTGCAACACCTGCTGCTGCATACTTTGTAAAAGTAGACAGCCAGAACAACACACCATCAACAATCGCTAATGGTGAAGTCCATATTCAAGTAGGAGTTGCTCTTGAGTATCCTGCTGAATTCATCGTCATTGACCTCAGCCAAAAGACGCTGAACTAACCCAGAAGGAGATAATCGATGGCAACTATCATCAATAATCGTTCGAACTTAACGACCGATCCATTACGTAACTTTAGATTCTTGGTTACGTTTACACCTCTAGACTCAGCCAACACCACAATGTCGGCTTTGTCTAGCGCAACAATGGGGTTCACCTCGGTATCAGGATTGTCAGTTGCAACTGCCTCTATTCCTTACCGTGAAGGCGGTTACAACACCACTGTTCACCAGATCC